TCTTCGATGCCGCGTGCAAGTTCCTCGGGGTCGGGCTGGCCGTCCATGTACGGGCCGCCCTGGGGGCTGTCGTGGGCTTTGAGGCTGAACTGCTGCGGCCCTTCCGGCTCCATTCCCTCGTCGGGTGGCGGCTCCTCGCCCAGCCCGCCCTGGACCTGCTGCGGTGCCTCGCCGGGTTGTGGTGTGCCTTCCGGGGTCATGCCCATCGCGGCGGCCGTCTGCTTGTGTTCCATGAACTGCTGGTACAGGCGGTCCTGCTGCATGGTCACCGGGTTCTGGATGATCTCGTCCTCGTCTTCGGGCTTCGACGCGCCGATCATCTTTAGCCAGTCGCTGGCCTTGGTCTTGACGCCGCAATCGTATGCACCCTTCCAGGCGGTCAGTTTGCTCTGGACGTCTTCGCTCTCGGTGTCGATGACGAAACGGCAGGGGATGTCGTGGAGGTGCGGATAGTTCAGTTCCTTCAGGACGTCCACCACGTCGGTAGTCATCGTCTCGCCAAGGTTGATGGCGTCGTACTTGATGATCTGGAGGTAGCTGCCAAGCTGAATCTGGGGCAGGTCGCTGCCCAGCCCGCTGGCCTGCGGCTTGTTCGTGGCCGTTTGGCCGAGGACGTACCGCATGATCTGGTTGCCGAAGTAGTCGTCAATCAGGGTGCGGAGCGTCTCGATGCCTGCCGTGTTGGCCGGGACGATCTCGACGCCGAAGGCTTGGGCGTCTTCGCCTTGTGGCCGTGGCATGAGGATTATGTTGCGGGCGTTGCCGATGCGTTCCTTGGCACACTGCTCGACCTGGGCCTTGGCGTCCGGGTTGCCGTGCGGGTAGTACCAAATCTCGACGCCCCCGGCTCCGCTGCGCTCGAGCATTTCCAACAGGTAGGCAAATGCCTCCTGTTTCATGTACCAGGTCCAGTAGATGCGGCTGCGGATGCCCAGGCCGTGAATCTTGCCTGCGCTCTGTGGGTCTTCGTACTCGCCGTCTTCCACCATGTGCTTGTGGATGGCGAGCATTTTGCGTTCCCACGGCTCCAGGAAGTAGGCCAGCCCATAGTCGGTCGGCTCGACCTTCCGCCTGCCGCTGGCCGACAGGCGTCCCTGAATGCCCTTGTCCCCTGCGGTGTATCCGGCCCCCACTCGAATGCCGATCTGGTTCGGATCGTACTCCCTCGTTCCGTCGTCGTATCGGAACACCACCTTGTCGCCGTGGACGGGTCGCCAATGGTCGATGCACATGTTCAGGCCCATGTCGCCCACCGGATCGACTCCCCGGCACTTCTTCCACTTCCAGGCGAACTGGACAGCGTTCTTGCCAAACCAGACCGCGTCAAGCAGGACTTCGCGGAACTTGAGGAAGTTGGGCGTGGCTCTGAGCAGCTTGGTCAGGTCCTCAGCCAGCTTCTTCTCGACCGGGTTCTCTTGGTCGTCGACTTCGAGGTGCCAGTTCAACAGGGCGGTGGTTCGCCTTCTCTGCTCGACCGGCTCCATGATCATCAGGTCATTCCGCATGAAGCGACTGTTCTCCAGGCTCGCCTTCATGGCCTCGTCATAGTATCGGTAGACTCGGCTGACGCTGCTGATGATGCCTTGGAACGTCACGACGTGGGGCAGCAGTCCCTCGCCGTAGTTGTAGGGCATGCCCTTGACCGACTCGCTGGGTGCCTTGGCGTTGCTGAAGTTGGGGCTGATGATCGACGCGGGCGGCTCGTATGGCGTGGGGACGGCGGTTGTGGGTCTTAATTCTTGGCTCATGGCTTCTCTCTGGTTAGTCCGCCCGGACTAAGTTACCTCGACTCTAACTCTGCGTCTGACCTGCGGGATGCTTCCTGCAATAGCATGGCGATGTGCCGTACCGTCTCTGGCGAGGCGGGGTTCTCATTGTCGTCCAGCGCGATCGAGTAGTTCCTCGACAAGGCTCCCGCTGGGGATAGCTCAAATGTGATCTTCATGTTTCGCCCTTTCTAACTGTTTGGCCGGAGTGGCCTGCTTACCCTGGTCGTCGGCTTGACGCTTCTGACCCAGCGGCCTTCGTGCGTCTTTACTTCGCGTTGTTTGTACCACACCTCTTCGCCGATCTTGCGTGGGTTCTTCAGTCGCTGGCCCCGCTTGCCGTGCGTCTCGTAGACCGTTCGCACGGTCGCCTTGCGGGGGACGTAGTTGTTCATTATGCCCACCAGCTTGTAGTCTTTGTTGTGGCCGTGCAGGCTTCCCCGCACTCGGAGGACGTCCCACACCCATGCCCCCGGCCCGCTGCCGTTGCCCATGTCCTTGACGCGGTACAGGCCCAAGAACTCCTCGGGCGTCACCCCGCTGTACTGGTAGAGGCTTCCTGCCGATCCCTTGGCGTTCTTTTCGTGCGGCGTCTGAAACCGGACGTAGAGGATGCCGTTGGGCAGGTCATATCCGAATTCGTAGACGTTCGTGCTGCCGGTCGCCCTGACCATCTCGCCGGTGATCATCGGGTGGTCGGCTCGGACTCGGCTCGTCCCCTTCCGATACCCCATCTCGACATCGACGGTCTTGCGGTCGCCCAATGTCTCGGCAGGAGCCCGTTTCGGTGGTCCGCTGCTGCCCGAGACTGCAAACCCGTATTTCTCTAGGGTCTTGATCGCCGCCGCTAGTCCGCGTTCCACGTCGGCTATGGTGGCCCATTCCTTGCCCTTGCCCGGTAGCACTTCGCCGCCGAAGGCTCGGATGAGGTTCATGGCGATCTTCAATTCGCCGGCCATGCCGGACTTCTTCGAGGGGTCCACGAGGCTGCGGATGAGGTTGCCGGCCGGGCCGAGTTGGGTGAGGAACTCGTTGACCAGGCGTTGCTGCGCGGTCCCCCCGGTTTGGCTGTATCGCTGGACGGCTCGGACCACCCCGCCGAACTCGGCCCCCATCATCTGCTGTATCACGTTGGACGGCTTGGCCGCTGCGGAGAACCGTCGCATGATGCTGTTGGCCTGTTGGCCGACTTGGCCCGGCCGGACTGCTCGCTGTACCTCAGTGAGTAGGCGACCGAACTCCGAGGATCGGAACTGGCGGCTGGCGGCCTGCTGGACCTGGCGGGTGGCCTCTTCAAATAGTGCGGACTTGGTGAATGCCATTACTTTTGTTTCCCTGTCGTCCGTGGTGTCTTGCTCGGCACAGTCCAAGTGTCCTTGTATCTGCGGCAGTCTCGCACGCAGTCGTCGCATACTGGCGTCTTGCGGTTGTCGCTGCGGCGGATGGCCGTCTCGGTCGCTTCAGTTCCACAGAATGTGCATTTCATGGCCGGAAGAATCCTGTGGTTGCTGCCTGCATCGGTCTGGCCGCGTGGCCATTCCCTGCCCGTGCAAGCTGTAGTGGGATGCGGTCGCCGGTGTATCGGGAGTCGGTGGACGAGGGGGCCAGGCCGCGGCCGCGTTCGACGCTGGCGATCAAATATCTGGTCGCGTCGACCACATCGTCGTCCTTCTTCAGTGGCACGGGCCTGGCGGCGGCGGTCGTCCACAGGGCATTAGGCTTCTTCCTGAGCCAGCGGTACTTGCGGTGTTCCTCTATCGCGTGTCGGCACCGTTCGTGAAAGTACAGCTTGGCCTTGTTGGTGATCGGGTTGATCTTCAACCGGCTGCGGATCAGGTCTATCCCCCTGTAGACGTCGTTGCTGGCCGACGAGGTGATGATGCCCAGGTAGTTGAACGTATTGATCTCGCCCGGTCGGCTCGGGTCAGCGAAGTTCTCGCCGTAGGTGCTGCCGTCAACCGGCTCGACGCCCTCGGGGCGAAGCTCTCGCACCCTCTTCCGCACGGCCTTGATGAAATACTCACGGCGTGGGTCGGGGTTCTCGAAGTAGTCCGGCTCCGGCCAGCCCCAGGCAATGCTGCGGGCTAGAACCTCTTGGGCGTGGTCCTGGGTGATGGCGTCTTGGCTGGTGGACCAATACTCATCGTAGACCAGCCACTCGCCAGTGCCGTCGTAACAGCCCCAGACTGTGACGAATGGATGTTCGGCACTCGCCCCCCAGTCCGTCGCTCGGTGGTGGGTCATGCCGGACCGCCACGGCGTGTCTTCGTCTCCCACAACGTGGACTGCCGGGTTAAACCCCTGGTAAATGACGCCTTCGAAGGTGGCCAAGGCTCCGGTCTTGCGGGTGGCCATCATCTCGTCGGGCACGCTGCCAAAGAATGAATCGTACCAGTCGGGGGCAAGGTTGGGGCGGTTGCGCTCTGTGTTGAGGCGAAAAAACCGCCACCCGGGTGGGGGCGAATCCATTATGTGTTCGACGGCCACGCACAGGTCCGGCTCGATGGGCGTGAATTCAAGGAACTGGCCCCCTGGGTACATGTAGTCTCGGCAACCACGGAGGACTTCGAGGAAGATCGGCCAGGCGACTTGCTCGGAGAACCAGAACCCGCCAATGCTTCTAGCCTGCATGGCTTGGCGGCCCTGTTCGTAGCTTTTGAACTCCAACATCCAGTTGTTGCCGTCGTCCCACGGCTTCAGCGGGACCATGAGCGGCCAGTTGAGCGTCGGCTTCAGCCAGACGATCCGGTCGACGTCGACTTCCCACTTGGGCAAGAACCCCGCCTCCCACAGCTTTTCGCTCCAACAGACGCTGCACACCTGGTTGTAGCTCTGGGCGACGATCCAGAATGGGGTGTCTTTTCGCGGCGGGCGGGTGCTGAGCAAGAAGTCGGCACACTTCTTCGCGCTCGAGGCCGTCTTGCCGCTCCCGTTTCCGCCAAGGCAAAACGATACCGTGTCTCTGGCTTCGACGTATGCCGTCTGCTGGTCGAAGTCTTCCGGGCAGTCGGGGCGGGGGTGCCAACTGCTGAATGCCGATCCCTTCGCTGCCAGGAAGGCTTGCGCCTGCTCTTCGTTAAGTGTTAGCTGTTGCGGCATTGTCTTCTGCTTCGAGTGCCTGTAGTGCTTTCCTGGCCCGTTCGACAAGTTCAGGGCCGAAGGTGCGGAGTGCGGTCTTCTGGGTGATCTCTTGCTTCTCGGTCATGCCGAGGTACTGCTTGGATAACCAAATCTGCGCTGCAATGTTCCCGTGGTCTATGGCGGATCGCCACAAGGCTTGGCGTAGCCGCAGTTTGCAATTTGCGACCCCTTTGTCAAATGTTTCCGCAAACCGCCGATCTAGTGTGTCTGTGGAAATCCCCACCACCTGGGCTATCTCGGTCTTGGTGCAACCGATGGCGGCCATGCCTTCGACCACGTTCGGGTCAACTTCGGGTATCTTAGGCCCGGACCGCTTGTGTTCGGCGGGTGGTTTTCGCTTGCCCATTGGCTTCCTTGGGTTTCGGTGCTAGTTTCGCCTTCTTGCCGGTGAACTTCTCCCAGCGTTCGACTATGACGTCACAATAGGGGGGGTCCAGTTCCATTAGGAAGGCTTTGCGGCCGGTCATCTCGGCGGCGATGAGCGTGCTGCCCGATCCTCCGAAGAGATCGAGGACGTTCTCCCCTGGTCGGCTGCTATACTTCATGGCTCGGACGGCAAGCTCACAGGGCTTCTCGGTCAGGTGGACCATCGCCATTGGGTTGATCTTCTTCACCCGCCAGACGTCGCCCGGGTAGGTCAGCAGGACCACAGGCTCGTCGGCCATTTCGACTCGGCGGGTCTTGTCTGGTATCTTGCCGGTGATGTGGATGTCGTGGCCCTTGCCGAGGGATAGGGTAACCCCGCCCGTTGCGTCAATGGCTTTGGGGTCTTGGTTCTTTCCCTTGACGCGGGTGATCTCCCATGTGTCGCGGGCGTTCTTGATGTCTGGGGTGAAGTAGTGGCCTGCGCCTATTTTCCACCCATAAAAACAGGACTCGTGGTTGGTCATGTAGTCTTTGCGGCCCATCACCGGCCAATCCTTCACCCAGATGATCCCTTGGGCAAAGTTCAGGCCGACTTGCTTCATCGCTCTCGGGTAGTTCTCCCAGTTCGACCACCCACCCCAGATGTAGAATGCTCGTCCTGGTTCCAGCACGCGGCCAATGTTGCCAAACCAATCGAGCAGGCATTGGTCAAACTCTCCCTCCGCGAGGTGGTCGTTCGACAGCACGCGGTCTTTTGCCCGCATCTTACTTCCGGCTTTTGGTTGTTGTGGTCCTTTCCCACCATTTGCCCAAGGCACCCCCGTGCTTTTGCCATCGTAATACTTTCGGCGTTGCTCAGGTGAAGGCATTCCGACAACATGGCCCCCAGCCACCGCGTTGTTCGTTCTCGGCTCGACGTTGACGTTGTAAGGCGGGTCGGTGTTGACCAGTTGGATCGTCTCGCCCCCCAGCAGGCGGTCCACGTCCTCTGGCTTGCTGCTGTCGCCACAGTACAGGCGATGGTCGCCAAGGCACCACAAGTCGCCCGGCTTGGTGATCGGGTCGTCTGGTGGGGCTGGGATGCTGTCTGGGTCGGTCATTCCCCCCTCGTTGCCATCCGAGAATAGGTCAATGCCGTTCTGGTTGGCCAGGCTTTCGATCATGGCCTTCAGGGCTGCGTCGTCGGTTTGGAAGTCGTGGAGTAGGGTGCCGAGCGAGTCTTTGTTGGCTTCTGCCATCGCGGCCAGGGGGTCCAGCACGGTCATCAGCTTGTTGGCTTCGTCCTCGTCGAGGTCCAGCACCAAGACCGGCACTTCCTGGTCCTCGTCCAGGGACTGCCTCAAATGCCCGTCTACGAGGCACAGGCGGCCGTCTGGCAGTGTCCGGGCAAGCAGGGCGTCTGCATAGCCCAATTCGCTCAAGATGCCACGCATGGCGTCCTGCTGGCCCTTGGGGTGCGTTCTCCAGTTTCGCTCAGATGGGACCAGATCGCCCGCCCGCACTCGGCGAAAGTCGACGATACGGTCCCGTATGGTTCCCTTCCCCATCTTTACACCTCCACCGGTTCGAAGGCTGCCGGTTCGGCTTCCCACCGCTTGACCACGGCGTTGACCTTCTGGCGGCTGACTTCGCTCTCCTCCCGGCTGACCGCGGCGGCGATCTCGGTCGGCGTCATGGTCCCCAGGCGGTGGTACATGATGATCTCTTGTTCGAGGGTCATCGGCTCAGTCGGTTCGACTTTGTCCCCAATTGGGGACTTTTCCGGCCCTTCGCCTTCGGCAATGATCGCGTCGATGGTCGCCGTGTCGGCTTCCTCGTCCTCGGGCGTATAGTCATGCACCCCCACCATCTGGTTTGGCGACTCGGCGGCCCATGTCGGTGCGGGCAGTCCGTGTTCTTCGCAGTAGGCGTGCAACTCGTCCTCGGTGATCTTCTTCATCTTGCATATCTGCTTGCCACTGACACCCTCTTGGACAAGCTGCTCGATGGGTTCCGGGGCTACTTCGGTGAGCAGCTTCATCTTGCTCTCGCGGGTGCGTTTGACTCGCTCGACGATCTCTCGCTGGTTGGCTTCCTCGGTCTGGGCCTGCTTCTCCCAGGGAGGGAGCCAGCCCTTGGCGCGGTCGGTATGCTTGCCCGGGGTAGCCCGCTCCTCGGCCAGTTGCCACAGTTCGGGGTTGCCGTTGGGCATTCCGGTGTCCGTGAACCCGTACATGCGGCATATCTGGGCGTCCGTGACCTTTTGGGTGGTCAGGTCGGCTATCGACTCCAACACCCGCCGCTTCGGCACGGCCAGGGTCTTGCGTGTCGCTTCGATCTGCTCCAAGGCTCGCCAAAACGCATTTGGCGGAAGGAGTATCGTTCCCCCTGCCGTCTCGTTGGCGTCCTGGTAGGCTGCCCACTGCTCTCGGAGCGTGTCCACGCAGTTATTGAGAGTGCGAAGGTCACCGGGGATGCTGCCGTCCTCAAAGATGGTTAGGCAGTCCTCAATAGCTTCTTCGAAGACCCGCGTGAGGTATCTGACGTCGGATAGGCCGCTCCAGCGGTTCCACGTCTCCATCAGCGAGTCTGTGACCAAGAGTAAATGCTCGCGTCGTTCGTCTTTCATCTTCGCCCAACTCCTTGTTTAGAAACGAAAAAGGGGCCGATACGGGCATTGCCCGCCGACCCCCATAACAAGGCAGCGAAGGTTATGGCTTCATCCCAGGTAATTAGTCTGGTTCAGCCTGTCCGGTTGTGCCGACAGG